ATCTTGGATATAGCATTAGCCATCTCTTTGAGTGCTCCTTTCATTTCACTAAAGTCCTCGTGCAGCATTTCAATACGTGCAGCGACTAGGCTAATAGTTGTGTTATCTGATTCCATAAAATCCTTTGGTATGTCTAAGGTGCCGTAGGCCAGAGGATGTCTTTAGGGAATCCTATCTGATCGGGCACTTCTCTTAGGGTATGTCGGTATGGAATCCAACGGTCTTTGGTGGCTTGGGGTACATCCCCCGCTTGTGTCCAATCTGAAGATGCGAGAAGTGCATCCCTAATATGACGGGCATATATAGCTAGTTCAGCCATTGTTGGCTCCACATAGTCTGCAATTGGTCCAAATTCCCCATGAACTAGGGATTTAAAAAGAAGTCTCCCATGCTCTTCTGTATCTGAAGGAGAAGCTGTAAATGGGAGGAGTTCATCACCAAAAGCATTGATTGTTACTTTACAATCTATTACTGTTTTAGAGCTGTCTGCCCATACGGGGTCTTGTACTGAAGTAAATGTTGTCATGTATATATCCTATGAAATTCTGCAATATAGTGAGAGGTGATAACTTCCCGACTGCCCGAGAACCCGCCATGTTCCACCCTGAAAAGCAGCATAAGGGACATTTGCCCCGCCCATAGTGGTTCCATTAGTTACAGCCGCAGATGGTCTAAGAGAGGAGCCAGCAATGGTCCCTCCCCAAGCGGCGGTAGTCCCCCAAGCCATAGCATACATATAAGACCCTACAGCTCCTGCCGTGACCCCTGCCGTAGCAGCTAGAACGGTGTCTGTTGTGGGAGCAGATGCAGCAGTACTCTGAACTGTTGAATCATTGAACGTAATAGACGTTCCGCTAACGGTTACTGCCATTATTTATTCTCCAATTGTTTAATTTTTTCTTTGAGCATTTGAATTTCCTTTGCTAATTCAATTACAGATACTAACGCAGCATTTGCGTATGCTAATGAAAGCATACCACCTTCATTTTCGCTTACAACTTCAGGTAGTAACTTCTGCCAATCCTGTGCAGAAGAGCCTGCTTGCGTTTTTGGAATATCAACCCTATCGTAAATACCGCTTTTAACAGTAGACAGTCTTTTCACGAAATCATCGGGGAGGTTTCTCCAGTTTGTCTTAAGTCTTTCGTCCGATGTAGCTTGAACCTCTGTTACGTATATTGTATCTATTGCAGGATTACAATAAATACCTGCAGTACCGTAGACACTATTCCCTGATCCCCATAACATCTGGTATGTACTGTTACTATCATTACTATAGTTTACAGTGACTTGAGATGCTATTCCGGCAGAACTTGCACTTGTAGCATTTGTAGCACTTGTAGCACTTGTAGCCGTAGCAGCATTACCCGTAATATTAATACCGTAAGTCCCGGAGTTATTATATACACCGTTTGTTACAGTAGCAGCATTACCTGAGATACTAATCCCCCAAGTGCCTGAAGCGCCTGTACCAGAGGTGCTAGGAGCACCTAGAGTATTATAACTTACAGTTAAAGCAGTCCCACCGTTAAAGGTGCTACCACTTGCAGCACCAGCCCCTGCATTATTAAATGTAGCGTTATTATTTAAATTTATGCTAATAGCTGAAGTACCATTAAAGGCTACTCCATTAATATTTCTAGCCGTAGCAAGTTGTGTAGCACTACCTGAGTTACCTGCAATATCTCCACTGATTTTTGAACCGACTAAACTTGTAATCCAAGAAGGATTTGCATAACTACCAGTAGTATATACACCATTTGTTACAGTACCAGCATTACCTGAGATACTAATAGAAAAAGTACTAGTTAAATCAGCCCAACTTGTTCCATTAAATTTTTGCCACTTATTACTAGCACTGCTCCAACGTATGGAATTAGTAAATACGTTAGTAACTGAAGTGACAGCAGGGTCAAGCCCTACTGCCAAGTCATCAAAACGTGCATCTAATTCACTTACGAAATTTGAGTATGTACTCGTTACCGTAGGCTTTAAATGATCTGCCATTTTTTAATATCCTTTTACTGCCCAAGAAGCTCCAGATGAAACCCTCGAACCAGAAGTGTTAAATAAGTAAAGTCTAAAAGACTGAGGGTAAACTGTACTATTACCTGAAGTGTTTGTAACTATCATAGAAAATGTAAAGGTATCAGCAGTATAACTAGTGATGGTGTAAACACCGTTCACTCCTAGACCACTTGAGAAATACAATCTCAGATTTTGACCTGTAATAAATCCATGCGCATTACTTGTAACTGTACATATACTAGAGACTACAGAGTATGTTGTAACTAGGATATTATCATTAAAGTCATACACTGGAATTACAGGAGTAGTAGCACTAGGTGAAAGCGTGATACTTTGAACGTCAATAAACTCCTTATTAAAGTTTATAATAGTACCAAGAGTATCAGAGGCATTCCCGTAACTACTACCTGCATCGTTCTTTAATTTTGAATCAGAACGTACTGAGAGTTCAGAAACCTCGTATACTCCTTTATTATCAGGAGAAGTAACTGTAATACGAATTTTTACATACCTAAAGCTTGTTCCAAAAACATCTGTAAGTCCATTATATTCCACGAAAACAGAGTTGTCAAGAGATAAACTAATCCTAGGGGTAACAGCAGGATTCCCTGCTATAACTGCTCCTTGGTAATTTAGAATAACTCGTGATGAACCTAGTACTACTCCGAAATCAAATGTTTCCTCATAGTATCCAGAACCTGTAGTCGGTTGTATGAATACTGGATAGCCTGCGTTGATTTGGTCTTGAGGTGTGCTCCACCCTCTTGCGGTTAAATGCTGCTCAAAAGTCTCTGCAGTATTTACAGGTAAAGCCAGTAGAGTCCCATCAAAAGTCGCGTAGGATTTAGTACCTGAAAAAGTACTTTTAAATTCCCCATTAAATACGAAATCTGGAGGCTCATTAACTAGGGTAGTAACACTTACAGGGACGCTCTCAACACCCTCTGTATCTACTGCACTTAACCAGTACGTAAAGTCCCCACCTTGATTCTCAGTGATTGTCGTGAAGGCTCCTTTCTTCTCTCCAATAATTGCAGCCGTATTCCAATCTATCCCCTTCTTAATTAGCACATGATCAATAGGTAAAGAAGTTCTATTGGGTAGTGTCCAGTAAAGCATTACAGTATTATCAATAACCTGTGTCTTTAAGTCAGTTGGTGGATTAGGTGAAATTTTAGCTATAATTTCGGAGTAGCCTGATGATTTATTACCATGCACATCCACAGTCTTTACTATAAAAACCCTGTCACCTAACCAGTCAGCCGGGAGAATAATTGTATTGGCTTTTACAGTTTTAACTATGGAATCATATGTTAACTCATAATAAGCAATAGAGAATTGCGAATTAGTTACCTCGCTCCAATTTAAAGTAACGGTAGCACTTGTCAGTGCTGTGTCACTGTAGGAGTACTCAATATTTGTAATATCAGGTAAGCTAGAAGGTATAAAACTAATCACAGAAGATGTAGTGCTGTAATTGCCTGAACTATCCATTGCACGAATATAGAACGTAGCAGAACCATTCGTGGCATAACTCACGAAAGCTTTTACGGAGTCACCATGAAAAACCCGGATTACACTGTCAGAACCCCATCCGAAATCTTGTGTACGAATTTCATATGTAGTTGTATCGGGTTCAGGATTATTATGCCAATTAAGTAGTAGTTGCCCACTTGATCTATCTGGCGATACCGCAAAACCTGTAACTTGCGAAGGAGGGTTACTCTTACCGACTACAGTGTGATTACTGTATGCAGTCCAATTACCAACTAATCCATTACGTGAAATATACCGCATTCTAATCTTGTATGTTTCACCTTCATTTACATCAAGTACTGAAGCTGAACCATTCTGATAAGGAACAAAAACTGACCTAAAATTTGTACCTGTAGTAGAATTTAAAAGATCATACTGGACTTCCACGGACTCGGCTGTAGTAGGCAGTTGAGTTGCATTAACAAATGATGCGCTAATCTTGTATCTAAATACTCCTTTTGAGACTCTCTCCATCACGGATTCATCACTTACAAAGCCAGTAATCTGAGGCACTTTTGTACCAAAGTTCTGTACCTGTAATGCAGGTGGTAATGTAATTTGTGACTCAAATACAGTACTTGCCGTTAGGCTCTTATAATCAGTGAAGATGTTATAAGTGCTTGTAACCCCGTAGTCAACTAGTGTAATCCTAGCTGAATTATTAGCAGAAGGTTCTACACTAATTACAACTAAGTCCTGAGCTTCCTGTTGTAGTTCCCCGAATAGAAACAGGTCAAGCACGTCAGCCTCTGCTTCTGTTACAGGCGAAGTTAAATCAACTTCAGTGTAATAACCATCTAGGGGTTTTGGTGTCACATCACGTATAGTAGATTGACCTGTTTTACTTCTGAATCGTAGTGTATATGAAGTACCTGCTTTCATTGGGAGGTCTTCATCCAATTGGAGCTTAGTACTGGATAGTCTAACCTTAATTCTACCTGAACCTAGTCCCCACATTGGTACATCATGCATTACCTTAACACGGTCACCCCTGTTACAAACCAAGTACTCAATATCAGAGTTCAATGTGTATACTTCAGGACGTAATTTAATCTGCGCCATATGCCAACGAGCATGATCAATTACCAAAGAACGCTTAGTGACACCGGGGAGCACAATACTTTCAAACAAGGAAGCACTAATTGAATTTTTGCCAATATCATATACAATGATTTCGGATTCTTGATAATCTTTATCCTGATCGTAGAATGTCACACGAAGACCATCTGGACGTTTTGGAAGACCCTTAGAACCCTCAAAACCCCAAGAATTGTGAGGTGTAAAGTGCTGAACTACATTAGGCTTCGCTTCGTCAATAATTACTGTCCATTTGCCATCTACAAGTGCAGGACTGGCTCTACCTGCAGCACAAATATCACGAATAACTTCTAAGATACTTCTAACATCGCCTAGCACATTGTTATACTCAAAACCATTGGACTGGCAATAGTTATAGAAATATTGAAGTTGTGTTAGATTAATCTGAGATGCAGCATTAGTTATTTTTCGAGGATTAGCAGGATGCTCTAAGATATAGCGCATCAAGGCAGCGGGATTACTCGTAACACCGTCTACCCAAGCTGTGCCATTCCAAATTTTACAGTAAGTCTGTACAACTGCACTGATACCCTGAAGACTCCCATTAAGTTCACCTGTGGCCTTAATCTTTATTGCTGACTTAGCAATCTTTGTCCCAACAGGGTCAACTGCTGGACTCTCATTACGTAGGAAAGTTACACTCTGCAGAACAGATGTAAAGTAGAAACGTAAGTTAGAATTATCCTCAGTATTATCACCAGTCTCTCTACGTACTCTTATAATCATTTGACTATGATTCAGATTAGGATAAGTTCTGGTGGTAGTAAAACCATCCTTCTTAGCAGTGTCACCACCTATTGTCAAGGTTTCTAGTAGTGCCCAAGTGCCTCCTGAGTTAGTCGAATACTCCAACCTGAAGTTAACTGTTGTAGTAACTGACGCGCCAGATTCCTCCCCTTTTATTACAATTTTTCGTAATCCTTGAGGGAAGTGCAATGCTACAGTGGCAGATGTAACAGGTATGATTTGACTCTCTGAGTTGTATTCAGTAACTGTAGCCGCCTCGAACCAAGCGCCGGGTGTAACAGCACTTTCAGGATTACCATCGCAAGTTAATTCAACTTGAGTATTAATCTGCGTTACATCCTTACCGTAAATTGAATTAAATTCTCTCTGTTTATCTACAGTTAATTCTGTAATTCTGTCAGCAGTAATATTCCTGTACTTTAGAGGATCATTAATATCTAATGCAGAAGCTAATGGGATATCTCCTATTTTTAAAGTAGCAGCATCAATAACGATAGGACCATACCCCCAGACAAGTAGCATTGATATGTAACTATCACGCTCATTCTCGTAAGTCAAAAAATTAGTACTACCTAGTGGTGGAGTTAATCGTACTTTTCCTAATACAACAGGTATTGAACCGTAGGGTCTTTGTTGATTATTTCCTCCATTGACTAGTAGTTGGCGCTCAGATGAACCGGGGTCATTACGCTCAGATTGAGATGAAGGTCTAATAGGTGCAATAGCATTAACTAAAGCAGAACCTGCCATAAAAATAGCAGCAGACGCTGCCATATTCAAAGCTGTTAGACCAATTGTAACCTGCCCACCCATTAAACCAGCCGCTGCTGCTGCAGAAGTATAGCCAGTTAAGCTACCTGCAAGCATTGGTGCATAAACGGCAAGAGCAAGAATAGCAAACATGCGAACAGTGTCACCTTTAGGCACTGCACGATACTCTATTGCATCGCCTTTATTAATTACTGTAGAGGCCCACACTTCTTGTGCAATTACACGACCATTGATTATAATACTGATTCTACTTTTTAATTCTACAGCAATATTATATTGAGAGCTGATATTTTCAACTAACTCAGTAACTGTTGTACCGGGAATAACAGCAACAGTGTATCTTTCTGTTTTTAATGGATGAGGTACTGTATTCAGGATTGTAGTTTTATTTTCGGAATATTTATAAAATCCAGTAATACGTTTGTGCCACTTATGTGCTTCAATGGATTCAATCGCACTATCTTTTCCCTCTCTTGCATGGATAAAATGCGTAGGGTTAATCATTAGGCCAATATGAGACTCAATACCCATAATTCTAAACACAACAAGATCACCTGTTTGTGCTTGTTCTGTGGATTCCCAACCTTCTTTATACTGCGCAATTAATTCTTCAATACGGGTAGTATCTGTTTGAGTATATTCTGCACTGAAACTAGGGAGAATAATTTGCAATTCATTTTTATAAATTAAACGCACCAATCCATAGCAGTCAACACCGCTCTCGTCTCTACCTTTTTCAGTATAAGGAATACCGATATACTTTTCAAAATTCATTTATATTCCTTTAAAACATTCCCGGAAAATATCTAGGAGTGAAAGAGTGCATTGGAAATGGTTCACGCTCATAATCAATCATTGTAAGATCAGCAGTTACTGAATCTGAACTATAACTGAAATTATTAATATAGAAATCAGAGAAAGAAACTTCAACTACATCCGGAGATTTACTAAGCACTAATTCTAGCTTAATTCTTGGTGGTGCGGTAATACTACGAATAATCGGGGTCAAATACCGAGTTACATCGTACATTATAATTGAGCATTTAGGGGCTTGAGCTTCATCTTCAGATGGCAGGGAGATTTGCATAGGAAGAAAAGTGTAATCATTACCGTTACTAGTAACTCCATACATTACTTCGTCTGCAGTTTCTGAAATACGTTTTGTATAACCATCTGCTAATCTGTAAATTACTTCACTTTCATTAGCAGGATTATAGATAGTTAATAATGTAATCAGATCATCATCTGCCTCTGGTGAAAATACTGCCTTTAATGCAGCAGGAGACATTGATGTTAAGCGACTCAAGGTAGCACCTCCAGTTGTAATGATACTTGCCAGTAATCCGGTAATAAGTATGAGAGACTGAAAAGAGCGCCACCCCCAAGGGGTACTACTCTTACTTCTACACTCTCAAGAGTCCTAGGGTGAGTAAAATTAAAACGTACAGTACCTCTGAGGGTATCCATTACAAACCCTCTGAGTGTTTCAACTTGGGTACTGGACATGTTAAATTGAACACCCAAGGTGTCAGGGCGCTTACCTCTTCTCCGCATCTTGGCGGGGCCAGCATCTGGTTGTGTACGAAGGATAATTGCACCAGAGGTCTCTGAGTAACTAGTCAACGGACTTTGCGGTAAGGACGGAGGCCATGTATATAAAGCCATAATTTATCTCCTAATTAATTGAGGTTGTAGACCAAAGGTTGATTTAATAGATTTCTGAGAGGAGCTACCACTGCGAGATATTTCACTAGCATTCATATCACCTATCACTACTTCAATCTTACGATTACCTCTAGAATCAGTTGTTTCACTAGTAGTAGCTTGTGAGGAGCTATTATTAATTACTTGCACAGATACATTGCTAGAGCCACCCCCATTAGCTACAACGCCCAAGGAGCCACTAGAATCCCTACGAAGAGGCATAATAGCTTCAGGGCCAGCTTCACCCATCATCCCAGTACCTTTAGCGAACTTGAACAATGTAGGGCTATCTACTACTGAATTACTGAATGAGCCACCTTTAGCAAACTTCTGAACACCGTCAGTAAACGAGCCGCCATTAGCAAAACCCGGAATCATTTTTATTAATTCTGAAAAACCGCCAGCTTCTGCAAATGGTTTCATCATACTCTGCTGGATAGTTATACGAATGAGATCAGAGATAATACTATTAGCCAAGCTTGAGAAATCAAGTTTACCTGTTTTAACAAAATCAACTAAGGCATCTTCCATTCCCTTGAATGCATTTGTAAATGTCTGCTCAGTAGCACCTGCTACATTACCGAGAGAATCAAGATAATTAGCTGTAGCTGTACTAGCTCCGTTTGTCCAGTCGCCTTGCTTCTGCTTGAGAGTATCATAGTAAGTCTGATTAGCGAGTAATCTTTCAGCTAGACCTGCTTTGATAGCAGCCGTAGCATCCGTATATTCCTTAGTCTCAAGTTGCTTATTTTTACTG